CAACAAAAGGAAAACCCAATGCGTGAATTTCTTGAAGACCTGATTGGCTGCTTGTGCCTGTTTGCCCTTATCCCCAGCTTGTGGTTTCTGGGCTATGGCTTGGGGTGGCAGTAATGGAAACCTCATATCAAGCCATGCAAGCCCGCTACACGGTGGCCGATTGGAACGCGGTCATAAGCCTACACCGCGCCGACATAGTGCGCCTACAGGCCCGCTACGGGTCACAGGCGGGCATCGCATGGGTTGGCGAGGAGATCGACATGCTTCGACTGAGAATACAACAAGCTGAACAACGTAAGGCCGCGCTGATTGCGTTGGCCGCAGGGGACGACAATGCAAACATCTGAAATTATGGTTATCAACAGGCTTGCCACCGGCACGGCATTCGCCACGACGGTTGACAGCAATCAAGCCGTGTTCATCCCGGCCAAAATCACGGCGCTGCTGGATGCCAACGTGGGCGACAGGTTTAAAGCTATATTGATTGCGAATACAGCGATGCCGGAAAAGACGCCTTGGATGGCGATCAGGTTGGATCGGCTTGACGGGCAGGCGAACGCGTCCGTCACCATGGGGTCGGATCTGGCCGACATGATCATGGCCGATTTGCAGTACGGCGGCATGGCTACGGTCGAAGACATTGCCGACGCGATTGACTACCCGATAGCCAGCGTCGTGGCGAAGATGCAAGAGATGGCTCGGCGTGGGCAGATTTACCGGCGCACATTTTATGCCGTCAGCGAGAGTGACTTTGTCGACGGGGTTGACGAATGAGCGTGCAGCAAAGCAGCCGTGAGGATGACGCGCAGGTGCTGCGAATATTGCAACTGCGGATACAGTATGGCGCGACTAGGACGGCCCGGCATGTCGGGTTAAGGCCGGAGAGGGTGCGCACAATCTGCAACCGCATTTTGCGGGATGACCTGAATACCAGCGTGAAGTATGGCATGGAAACCGCCGACAAGGTGCGGGCTGCCTATTGGAGTTTTGAGTAATGAGTATCGTGGGAAGCCCTTTTGAACATTGCACCGCAGTAGAGAAAGACGGCGTGTGGTATGTAAGTTCTACATATTGGAAAATGAAAATGGTCAGTAAATCAGATGCACAAAGGATAGCGGAATTACTGCGCTTTTCTTATGGCGTTGGATTTAGTGATGCTCAAAAGGAAATGCGTAATGCTTTAGGCATTAGGGAATATGAAGGCACATGACCGACAAATACGGACAACGGAACGTGATAAAAATGTTCAACCAAGTAAACGCCCTGCGGAAAGCGATCCGCACCGAGGGCACACCATTAATCCAAGAGGCGTGGGACAAGGTCGAGGAACACATCGACTTTATCTACGCAAAGCAAAAGGCGAACGGCAATGTTGATTAAGATTAGGGGCGTGGTTTACCCGTCCGTAAAGGCGGCGGCCGAGGCGCACAATTTGACGATCCAAGGCATCTATTCCGGCTTAACGCGTGGTGACATGGACACTGTCGGCACGGGCAAAAATAGGCCGAAGCCTATAACTCTGAACGGCATCAGCTTCCCGTCGATCAGCGTGGCAAGCAAAGCTTTAGGTTTCCAGCGGAAGTATCTGGGTAACGTGTTGAAGGATGGTAGCGAGGCAAGCCACAAGCGGGTGGCCGATGCGATTGCAGCATATATGGAGAAGATGGAATGAGTGACGATCTGATCAAGCGCAGTGATGTTTTGTCTATGATTGATGCGTTCGAGCGTGACTTTCAGCAGTCTTGGAGAGTGCAGTTCCGCGCAAATATAGACGCCATCCCCGCCGTAAAAGATGACCGCATCGAAGAGTTGGAGCGTGAGCGGGATGCTTATGCAGAACACCTAATGGTAGCCGCGAACACATTTAGCGAGATGCACATAGAAAAGGAGCAGCTTTTGGATAAGATTTCTGAAATGAAGTCTAGTAGAAGCCGATTAAAGCTTGTTGATGGTGGTAAGTCATGATGCTAAAAATTCTGCACGGCAGCGGCAAACGTGCCGAGGATGTAACTGGCGAAATGGCCGAGCGCATCAAGGCTTTGATCCATGAGTATGACGGGAGAACAACCTTGGCCGCAGCGGTTGGCGTTCTGGCAATAGTCCAACATGAACTGATTTGTGAGGCAAAAGAATGAGTGACGATCTGATCAAGCGCGATGATGCACCAAAACAAATTTTTGCAAGCCAAGGCGATGACGGATGGCGGTGGCCCCGTGCCAGCAAGTTCCCAGAGCAAGGGCCGCATGAAAACGTCATGTACGTCCGCGCCGACCGCATCGAAGAGTTGGAGCGTGAGCGGGATGAAGCTATGATGACGGGCCATGATCTTGCCAAAATTGAATATCGAGACTTGGTGGGTGGTCTTGAAGCCAAACTCGCCAAGGCGGTGGAGATTGGCAACAAGATGGCTGCGTCCATCATGGTGAAACATTACATCGTTAGCGTTGCTGCGGATTGGGAAGACATGGTGGCTAAACTGGAGGGGGAGGAATGACCTGCCCACTCTGCACACATAACTGCAACGAGGGGCGTAACTGCCCCAACGGGAGAAAGAAATGAAACTACTTGCCATCTTACTGATCACTTGGATCGACGGCTCGCAGTCTGGCTTCAATGTTCCGACCGATATGATCTGCGGCGACCTGATGGACGAAGCCATCGCATTGGCAAATAAGCATGAAATGGAGTATACCGAGATGCGATGTATCTATACGGACCAAATTGTGGTAAGTCCCAGACCAATGCCACGCCCCGTTGGCTGATGGATCCAAATGGCCGACGATAAGCAAAGAGAAATCTGGCGGTCGGCAAGGCGGCGATACGTTGCCAAAAATCTGGAAAAAGTTCGGGCAAGCAATCGGGCATCAAAGCAAAAGAAACATGCGGCAGACCCGTCTTGGCGCGAGGAAATAAATTTCCGAAAACGCGCCAACGGACTTGGCATTACGAAAGACCAATGGGAAATAATGTTTGACGATCAGGGGCGTGTCTGCGCCATTTGTAAAACCGATAATCCGGGCAATCCAAAAGGTTGGCAGCTAGATCACTGCCACAAAACCAAGGTTGTCCGTTTCATCCTATGCACACACTGCAACCGAGGTCTGGGCGGTTTCAAAGACAACCCAGACCTGTTGCGCATGGCGGCCCAAATGCTTGAGGAATTTAACGCGACGCATCCCACAGGTTAACGAAACCAAGGATCCGTTAACGTGTCAGATATTGGTTTAGCGGTTAGACCCATTGCTCCAAGTGATCGTTATTTGTCAATTTCCTTTACACTGAAGTGATGGTCTGCCAGCCTGAGCCGGAATTGACGCAAAGTTTGCCCAGCGTGGTGTCAAAAACAACGTTTCCCGCCACGTTGGCAATTGCATTCTTCTGGGTGGTTGTCATGTTCGGAAAGCGCACGCCTTTGGTTGTGCTTTGGGCGTCGACGATGGAGGCGGCGTTGGGCGAAGTCGTCCCAATCCCCACGTTGCCAGTGCCGTCAATACGCATACGTTCTAGCTGGGTGGTAGCAAAAATAAGTGGAGCTGTGGTGTTAGTTCCAATCAAGCCAGCGGAAAGGTTTTGGAATGTAAGAATTCCAAGGTTTGCGTTGGATAGGCCAAAGGTTGTACCTGTGGCAGAAAGCCCATACAAAGTAAGGTAATTTGCCCTGAAGTTTGTAGTGTAGCTTGTTTCGGTTAAGCCGATTGATTTGTTATCCGTTGCGCTGAACAAAGCTGCCTGAACAAGAAGGGTTGGCGTAAGCGTTCCAACACCTACGCGGCCATTTGTATCCACGACAAATGGGTTGCTGTCTGGACTTGCGCTGTCCTCAACTAAAAGTGCCGCACCAGCGCCTGTTTGCGTAATCGTAACGGCTGGATTTGTTGCAGAATTAGCTGCAACAACAAGATTGCCAGAAGCTACTGACAATGCGTCCGTCACAGCGAGAGATGAGTTTAGCTTGGTGCGGACATCGAAGCCGCTTTCGCCATTAGAGATACTCGTCATGCTTTATACTCCATCATTCCATGCTGTGCTGTCGGCCCAATTAAACAAATCTTCCCAGAACCCGTATCCTACCACACCGGGGTCGCTGATGCTTTCGATATAGGCGTCGATCCGCGCAATACCGCTCGCAAAGATATACTGCTTGCTCATGTCGGTCTGGGCAAGTTTGATGTTGTAGCGCGGCTGGTAGTACCGATGCGTCGGGATGTTGATCTCGTCGGCCATATCAGAACCCCTTCACGCGCAGTTTAGCAAAGTCGCCGTCCAGCAACTTCTTCTTAACATATACAGCAAATCCCTGCGTGCCGATAGCTTCGCCACATTCG